AAGTTAGATCAATTAAATAATCTCTAGGGCTTAGTAGCCCTTAGCCCTAGAGAGCTATTAGAAAGGGGTAGCCAATGGCAAGTACATATACGACCATGCAAGAATTACGGGACAATTTGGGAATTGGCACCTTGTATCCGGATTCTGTAGTCGAGGAGTGTACACAAGCTGCGCAGGATTTATTAAATCAATATCTATGGTTTAACACTGCTCCAATAGTAGCCACTTCTATTTCTAATAACGTCGCTACTGTAATGCTTGCTAATCCCGGAATATTTGTAACTGGTCAAAGCGTGACTATTTCTGCTGCAGGAGCTACCTATAATGGGACTTATACTTTAACTGGCACTATCCCTTTTTCTACAGGCACTACTAATACTCTTCCGGCTTTCTGGTGGAATTGGGCTATAACAAATTTTCCTACTGGTTATTCTTTTATACAATATTCGAAAACGGCAGCCGATGACCCTTTCCATCGTGTACTGCCTTATGGTGCGGCGACCGGGCCAGATCACAAAGCAGCCAGCTACGCGAACACGCCAGCTATCCGTCAAGCTAGCATGATTCTAAGCGTAGATATCTGGCAGGCCCGGCAGACTTCAATGGCAAGTAATGGTATGGACGGAATATCGGCATCACCTTATAGGCTCGGTTACCAGATGATAAATCGCATCAGAGGTTTAATTCAACCTTACTCTAATCCATCTTCACTGGTCGGCTAATGCCTGCAGCGATAACTACCCTTCGTACGACACTAGCTAATACTTTAACTAATGCCGGAGTGTGGAGTACGTTCGCTTACCCTGCACCTCAATTACTAGCTAATTCAGTTACGATTACTCCTAGCGATCCTTATATTACGCCAAGTAATAATTCTCAAATAAATATTTCACCTATGGCTAATTTTGATATTCTTATAGCAGTACCGGCTTTCGATAATAAGGGTAACTTAGCCGGCATGGAAACTTTTATAGTAGCAGTATTTACTAAACTGTATTCAGGCAGTTTAGTCTATAACGTTAGTAGTATCTCTGCCCCTTCCATCACTACGGCGGCCAGTGGAGATCTTCTAATATGTAAATTAACCGTTAATATCCTTACGAGTTGGAGTTAAACAATGACCACAGAAGCAGAAGCAATAGCCTTCTTAATAAAGACAGGCCAGATAAAAGATGCACCCAAAGCAAGTAAACCGATAGCAGCACCTACAGAAAAAGACGAGGAATAACTATGGCAATTTATTTAAATAACAATATTGGAATTAAGTTAGCCACTGCTGGCGCACTTACTACTCCATCTATTGATATCAGCGATCACGTAAGCAGCGCAGTTTTAACACAAACCTTCGACGAATTAGAAGTAACTAGTCAAGGAAATAACAGCCATGTTTTTGTAAAAGGTCTAGAGGCCGCACAATTATCTCTAGAGTTTTTTAATGACTGGGCAGCTTCTCAGGTTAATACTACTTTACAAGCAGTATTCGGCCAGACTATTGCCGTATCTATGATTACTGTTAAAGGTACTGCAGTAAGCGCTACGAATCCTACTTACCAATTTACGATTTTGGTAAATAACTTAACCCCAGTAGGTACAGGATCCGTCGCAGATACAGCCAGTTCTAATATAACTTTTACTGTTAATTCAACAGTAACCGTATCTACTTCTGTAGCTTTCTAAGGGGATCTAATGGCAAGGCTAAAAATCACAAGGGCTAACGGCGAAGTAACAGAGCACAAAATTACTCCAGCCGTTGAAATGGCCTTCGAAACTAAATACGGCTCCGGTATATCTAAGATGCTTCGGGACTTCGAAAGACAAAGCGAGATCTATTTCCTAGCTTTCGAGTGTTGCCGTAGGGCAGGCGTAGTTACTCCATTAACTCTTAATGAATTTGTGGATACTCTGGAATCTGTAGAGGTATTAGAGGACGAAAAAAAACTTTAGGGCGCGACAGCCTGCATTACACGGTGGCTTCACTTGCCGTTGAAACTGGTATTGCGCCTAAAGAGTTCGAAGATATGAGCCCAGAAATGCTTAAAGCTATTGTCCAAGTTTTAAGCGATAGAGCTAGGGAGGTCAGAAATGCCAGTAAACGTAAGCGGCATTAAAGAGATGAAAAAAGCTCTAGGCCTAGTGGATAAAGATTTATTAAAAGAGGTACAGGGCGAAATACGCGCAGCTATGATCCCAATTAGGGATAAGGCTAGAGGCTACGCTCCTGCCGATAGTGCAGTTTTATCCGGCTGGACTAAATCGGCTGGATTAATTGGTCCAATGAGATACCGGACCTTTCCTAAATATAACCAGCAGCAGGTAATAGAAGGTATTAAATACAGCGCAGGCGCTAATAAGCGTAATAGTAAAGGCTGGTCAGCTAATAACTATGTATCTAATAACAGCGCACCCGGCGCTATATATGAAACAGCAGGACGTAAAAATCCTAGTGGTGCAGCTTGGATAGGACTACAAGCAGATATTAATAATAAAGAAATTTCACACTCACTTAATCCCAAAGCAGGCGCACAATTTATAGCAGCGATGCCGGCTCTAGTAAATGCTAGGCCTCAGGGTATGGTCGGTAATAACAAAGGCTACAAACAAAAAGGCCGCTTAATATTTAGAGCTGCAGCCGAAGAGCAGGGTAAGGCTATGGGCCATATATTAAAAGCCTTAGAGAAAACTGCTACTACTTTTCAGAGGCGTACCGAAATTAGGCAGGCCGTAAATGGCTAATATTTTATTTAGTATTTTATCTACCTTTAACGATAAAGGTTTAAAGCAGGCTACTAGGCAAGTATCTTTTTTTGAAAAGAGTATTAAGAGTTTTGCTAAAGTATTTGCTGCAGCTTTTAGCGCTAGGGCCTTAACTAATTTTAGTAAAACAGCAGTAAAAGCATTTATGGCCGATGAGAAGGCCGCTAAGTCTTTAGAGCAGCAGTTAAAGAATACTGGCTATCAATTTAGCGCACCGGGTGTAGAGCTTTTTATTGCTAATTTACAAAAAAGTACGGGCGTTTTAGATGATGAATTAAGGCCTGCTTTTCAAAAACTACTTTCAGTAACGGGTCAAATTACTTTAAGCCAAGATGCTTTAGCTACTGCTTTAAATGTAAGTGCAGCAGGGTATGGCTCCGTCGTAGATGTAAGTCAGGCTCTTGCTAAAGGATTTGGCGGTCAAACTAAAGCAATAGGTACATTAATACCGGGATTAAATAAGGCGGCCCTTAAATCCGGTGATATGAATAAAATCATGGAAGAGTTAAATACTAAATTTTCCGGGCAAGCGGCAGCGCGGCTAGATACCTACGCTGGAAAGATGGACCTATTAACAGTAGCTTCGGAAAATGCAAAAGAGATTATAGGTAAAGGTTTATTAGATTCTTTAACCTTATTATCTAAAGATAACTCTATTAAAAATGCAGCCGATGATATGGAGTACTTCGCTCAAACTATCGCCGATGCTGCTTTCGGTATGGCTGCCCTTATAAAGAAACTCGATAAAGCAACAGGTCTGGATAAAGTCAGTACTGAAACTTTATTAATGATACAAAATCCACTTTTATATTTGTTATCTAGTTATGGTAATAAGCAGCGACCTATGGCGCCTTTAGATGCTAATAAACAGCGTAGCGCCGGGCGTATAGATGCTAAACGATTTCAGACAGAAGATAAATTAGCTAAGGCTAAGGCTGCAGAATTATTATTACTACAGAAGAAAAATGCTTTAGAAAATAAGAACGTAGAAGAATTGCGTAAGAAATTTGATGTAGAGCGCATAGGTTTACAGTCTGCGCTTAATCAAGCGACCGATGAAGAAACTAAATTAAAACTCAGATCATTACTTGCGATATTAGATAATAACGATGCTATGGCTAAGAAGTTATTAGCAGAGTTAGAAGCAGCAGAAGCCTTAAAAAAATTAGCAGAAATGGCTAAACTTTCAGCGGCAGAGTTAGCAGCTATGAACGCAGCTACTAAAAACTTTTATATAGAATTAGCTAAAGGATTAGTAGATACTTTCGGTTATTTAAATATGACCTTCGAGCAGATATTAATGGAAAGATTAAGAGAAGCCGGTAAAACTTCTTTAGGCTCTATACCTACAGTGCCATCGGCAGGACGTACTTTCGCGCCCTTGCCAGCTAGTTACTTCCAAGATTTAGCAGTCGGATTAGTAGGATCATCTTCTTATGCTGGTATGAACGTTTCACAAATTGCAACCGAAAGAGCTAGAGAAAGCGGTAATAGGTCAGTAGATGTAAATTTAGTAGTTAGCTCCCCGTCGGGTGATCGGTTCGCTCAACTCATGGCCGAAAGTATCCAGCAGGCAAATCGCAGTGGATATAGCACTGCTCCTAATGGTGGATTACCATAATGGCGCTGCCCGTAGTAAATGTAATAATTAATTTTAGCTCTGGTCCTAGTTTTGCGCAGAGCCTAATATTGGGATCTGGAATATTAGGTACTAACGTATTAGCAGATTCAGCCGCCATAATTGTAGATGTATCAAATCAAGTAAATACAATAGAAACTAGGCGAGGTCGTAC